TTCATTAAACCTAAACACAGTTGTACCACACGTTATAGAAGTGTTAATCAAATTTCTGTGCTTAATGTAAAAAATATTTGTAAAAGGCTCTGTTTCCAGAGGGGCGTCAAGACTGGCCCTGAGGAGTTTCTCCCCCCAGGACCATTTGACATGCTGATTAATTATAGAATCCCTGTTTTGCACTAGGAGATTCTACCAACGTTAATCAGTCGGGTCCACTTAGCTGGTGCAAAGAGGATGGGTGTTCCGTACATCAGGATCATCCATCGGTATGCAGGAGCAAGAACCGCAAGATCCATTCTCATCAGAGGAGCAAGCTGACGGAAGGTAAGGACCGATGGGGTCAACTCACCAAGGTAAGCAGTCTCTGTGAATGGAAGATTCACATTGTTATCGACAACAGAGGCACCAGCACCACCAGCAGCCTGACTTGTACACCGAACACGAGCAATTTCACTAAAGCTAGACACAGAGGTCGGAACTGTAGTGCTAGTACCCAATGAATTGGTACGATACACAATGTAATACTCAGGTGGATTAGCACCAATTGCATCAGCGTTAGTGATATTAAACGTCACTGGATTACCAGCAGCAGCTTGTACTGCACTAACAGCCTGAGCACTAGACAGAACTGGAGCAGACTCACCGAAACGGTTTGCTGCAGTCACTGCGTAAGCAAAGTTATTATCTCCAGAAGGAGTTCCTAACAACTTAGACCAATTTGCAGTCTCAGCAGATCCAACAGTAAGCGAAGCAAACGCCTTAGGTGTTGCAGGAGCATTCACGCTAGTTGCAGCAGAGGGCGGCGACTTAGCTTGCTTAATGAAAACGTTTGGATTGAATTCAATGTTACCAGCTTGGGTAGCCATTGAGTTCACTGCAAGTCCAACCTGTCCGTCTGCAGGTGCAGGCAGATTGATTCGCTCACGTGGGTAGAACGTCTTCACCAAGTCACTCATCGCACGAGTACCCAAGTACATATCAGTTGGGTATCCGAATGACTCAATAACCTGGTTAGCAGCTTCTTCGATGTCAGCTTCCTGAAGAGGTTGTCCCTCAAGGTCGATAACATTACCGGAAGAAATCAAGCTATCCAATCCGTCGAACTGCTCAGACTCACCGTCAAAGGCAAGTGAGGAGTTACCGTGGAAAAGAGCATCCTCAGTACGCTCAAGAAGCCAGAGAATACCGTTCTGGTTTTCCAGAGCAATAACATCTCCGTGAGCAGGGTTCACCAAAGTAGCAGGGTGTGTCACAGAACGAGTTGTTCCGATGAACTTCACCAATGCAGTCTGGCGAGTGTAGGTGCTGTCCTGGCTCTGTGGAATCTCGCCTTCACGAGTAAACCCGAACCCGGTAGAACCGTAACTGCTCAGTACGTTGAATTCCTCAACGGTTGAGTAAGCAGCACTCTTTGGAATTTTCTTCCAGAGCTTGATGTGCTTGTTTGTGAATGTAACAACCTTAAGACTGGACTCAAGGCTCTCAACTCGAAGCGCCGAACCACCGGTCTGACCACTCGTCTGATATCCCGCTGAAAGAGCCTTAGTAAGCTCGTTTACATCGTTCATAGACGAGGCACCAAACCCGTTGAGTCCGTCGTAATCTTTTAAACTGACTTGGGGCAGCATATTCCTCTCCTAATTAAGCTAAAAGGCTTTTAACAACGTCGTGACTTACAGCTTGAACCCCAAGCTGCTCGCACTTAATCACCTCAAGTGGTGAAACTGTACCAGCTTCAACACCTTTCATGAGCGCACTTAAAACAACACTTTTATCGAGCGTATCTGTACCGGTTTGGCCGGAAACTGACTTACTCATATCAAGCATGCTTTTTGGCCCACGCGCAGGCGCATCAGCGTATTCAACAATATTGCCCATTGACTTGGACAATTCGTCATCCAGAACAGACAGGTTATGTGCAATGGACTTAGCCATTTCACCCTGTTCATGGTGAATCTGAACGAGGGACTTCTCGATGGTGTCCTCAAGCTGATGACAATACACAGCGATGGACTTAGTAAGCTCATTCAAAAAGTCGCTTACTTCAACACCCTTGTTCATGCGAGGAGCAGCCATGGAACCCATACCGTATCCGGCTTTGTCCATGTGATCAGCTTTGCCCATGTGACCGGCTTTCATGCCATAGGCAGCCTTGTCCATCTCATCGGCTTTAGCCTTCTTTTCCTCGTCCTCATCTTCTTCGTCCTCCATTGCCTTAGCAACGTAGTCCGTACCACCTTCTTCGATATCGTCATCCCACTTGGTGTCTTCCTGAGTGTCGTACTCTTCGGCGTCTCCACCGCTCCAGTTGACATCAGACTGACCACCAGTCTGGATTTGAGCCTTGGAAAGAATCTCATCCAGCTTGTGCAGGGACTTAACGATTTCGTCTTCGAATCTAGTCTCCTCAGACATCATCCTTCTCCTTACAGTCCTAAACTTTTTTGAATTTCAGGACTAATAGTTCCAGTATGCTCAAACTTAATGACTTCCAAAGGAGAAACCATTCCAGCCTCAACACCCTTTACTAAGGCGTCCAATACATCGGTGCGAGTGACTTGCTGTTGTTCACCAAAACCACCCTTCTCAAGATACTCAACGTCAGTGCCTGCGCCATCAATGGACTTAGCCATTTCAATGTCACCAGCAGTTCCGTTAATTGTATCAAACTGCTCTGCGAAAGAACCAAAGACACCATCAATGCTCTTTGCAAAACTATCGATGTCAGTATCGACCTGGTACATCATAGTACCAACTCGGTTCTCCAGATTCATAAAAGAAAGACCAATTGACTTCACCATCTCAAAGAGGAAGGGAGAGCTTTCAATTCCTTCCTGAATGACTTCATTGGTAGAAATAAAGTCAAAGAAAGACTTTCCAATCGCGTCCTTTTGCTCTACAGAACGAGTAAGAGACTTCTCCATATCGTCGTCGTCTTCTTCCTCTTCGTCCTCTTCAGCTTTATACATACCTTTGAGAATCTCATCATCGTGAATCAGTTGGCTATAAAGTCGAAAGCTCTTCTTGACCTCTCCACCACTATAGTCTGTACCGTTTTCCTCGATGTCATCTTCCCAGCTTTCCATCTCAGCCTCGTCCCCAGCCCACTCGAAACCTTCGTGCTTACCTGGAAGTGGCTTTACAATTTGTGTACTCATTCGTCTATTCTCCTATCGGCAGACAGGTCAAAAAGAATATCCGTAAGGATATTTGATGTTTCCTGTGAGTAACCTAAATTACTTGTTACTAAATGTGCAAGACTTTTCTTGGTAATTTTTCTGTTTTTTCTCTTTTTACTTTTATTTTCTTTTTTTTCTTCTTCGTCATCATCAAAACGATAAGATAATACTTTAGCATTACTATCGAGAGACTCAGGTCTTAGTGCTGAACCACCAGTTTGATTACTCGTCTGGTACCCTGCTGAAAGAGCTTTGTCTACATTTTGATATTCTTCAATTTCGCTAGATGGGCACCAGGTTTGAGTATCTAAAGATTTAACAATATCTAAATAGGTATTGTAATTAATCGGTGCCGTGGTGATTGCGATATCTTGTATCCAACACTTTGAAATAGAATTACCATTCCGTCTAACAGTTTTGCCTTGAAGAGAAAAGCCGACTTTTCTTTTTGAATTTGGATTATTTGCAAGAGCAAGGATATGTTCCCAGACATCATCTGACACTTTCTTGCCCTTATAAATAACACCCTTCACATAAAGACCTTTAGGGGTAATCCTGCATTCTTGTGGTTCGCCAATTTTATTATCTGCGCCAGACTTATGGTCCCAGTTAAAATAGCCGTGTTTCAAAAAGTAATTAAAGTCAATTCCGTCTTGAACAACACGCTCATTCTGGAGATCGAGGTGAGGTGTAGAAGCAATGCCTTCTATCATTCGATCCTTGCCATCTTTTTCAGAAGCAGCTTTGCTAATTGGGATCCAAAAATTAAAAGATTCTTCTACAGACATACTTTAGTATCTCACATGGGTAAAACGGTTAAATTCCACCAAAATTAATAAGTTAACAATCATCTTATCGAGGATGATATATCGGTCAAGAAAAAACAAGACTACAAAATTAAAATTTTATCAAGTCTTATAGGACACTTAAAAATTTATTTTGTAGATACCGAGTTAAAAATTCTTTCTACCCAGTTATCATTTTTCATGCTTTTAAGCAAAGCAATCTTAATAGCAACTCTCGCTGCTGTATCATCTTCAGATAACGATTTGGATATTGACCTGGCCACTTTCAAAGCAGAATCGTTAGTATTTTTTACACTCATAGGACACTACTCACTAAGTTTTTTAGCAGACTTTGCTTTTTGCTTACCTTGTAAAAGGTCTTTCACCGCTTCATTGTGATGGTGTAAAGCATATTTAGCATGCGACTCCATTAACCTCTCAAGACCTTCAGTCTTTTTTCCCTTATTCTTCTTCTCACGAATCATGTTCATAAGATAATGCGTGAGAGAAAAATGTGCATGCCCTGCGTCTCTGTGATCATCCCATCGATAATGCTTTGTATGATTTATATTTGATCTGGCGTGAATATCTTTCCCACTACCAGTGGTACCAATCGAGTGTCTAGCGTGTTCTTTGTATACTTGATAGCCCTCTGGAGCATCTTGTCCAGCAGCCGGTCTGACGACATTAGGAGCTTTAGATCCAGATCCTGGTTGCCATTTTTTATAGTAAATGGGCTTTCCAGTTGTAGGGCTAATCTTTTTTATCTTACCCCCGCGAGGTCCAAACTTTGCTTTTTGAGCGCCAACATAAAGACCGCCCATCTCACCAGATTCTTGACCACCGGCTTTTCCACGGAAGTAAGGTGCCCCAGATACTGGAGCACTTATACCCTTGAATATATCGTCATTTACGTAATGCTTAGACATATCAACCATAAGTTACAGTACGCATTTGCGTAGAACCGCCGCCACGACCGCCGTTGTAATTAAGCATCTCGTTGTTTTTAGCAGCAGCAAGCATGCGAATCTTTAAAATTTCTTCTGGAGACAGTCGTATTTTAGTAGCAGCAACCGCTCTAGGTACGAGCATGTCCATGCCCGGAATTACTAGACTTAATACGCACTTTTCCATTTCATTAACATACCCACCATCTCTAAGCTTGCCCATGGCTTCTATGACTTTAGAAACAGCATTTTGGATATCTAACATCCCATTAGCATATCTACGGAGTGCAGAGTTGCCGGGTGCCCACACAGCCTCACGAGCCTTGTATTTAGACTCGTGCATCTTGTTTGCCCTAAAAGAAGGATTTCTATCCTTATGCATAGGAGAATTCAAAGGAACTCTAGTCTTTGCTTTATCATCAAACATTGTTTTTCCTTAACCTAAGTGTGAGTTATGCCACTTACTAATGCTAATTGTCTTATGACAATCTTGGCACAAAGATCCTTCAATGGACTTAGATACACGATTACATACTCCGCAAGTTCCTCCAACAGGAAAGCTTTTAGATAGTTGGGACCCATGAGTTCTTTCGATTGACTTCATCATCCCCCCAGACATCGAAGGTCTCATGCCTCCAGATCCCTGCATATTTGGTCTTGCAGTACCTGGAGTCTGTTTTGGAATCCCACCATAATTATATCTTTTAGATAGATGTTCACCTTTTACGGCACTACCCTCTTCTAATTCTTCGTCGGACACATTGATAGATTTATGTTCTTTTTTCATTATTCAGACTCCTCGTCCTCTTCAGTACTTTTACTAGTTAAAGCGTCTGGAGGCAAAGAATTTATAAATTCTTGTATCTCTTCCTGACTTACATCATCACCAGCGCCCTGTTCTTGAGGTGCCGCTTCAGCCCCTTCTTGAGGTGCTGCTTCAGCCTCTTGCGGGGGCATTTGTTGCTGAGCGTCTGCTGGTAATGCACTAGCTTGTGGTCCTTCCTGAGGTTGTTCTTCTGCAGCGCCAGGTTGTTGTGGTTGATCAATTTGCTGCTGCTGCATATCAACTTGCTGTTGTTGCATAGAGTTTTGTTGTTCAACTTGCTGTTGCTGCATTTTAAGTTGTTCTTCTTGCATTTTCTGCTGCTGAGCCATTTGCTCTTTCTGCATCTTTTCTTGCTCAGCTTGCATCTTCTTTTGTTCTTTGCGTTGTTCAGCTTCGACTTTGAACTGGTGCTCCATCTGAATCTTCTGCAGATAAATAGGATTCATAATAATGTCTCCATCCTCCACAGGTTCCAGATCTTCATCGGCACGAATCTCGTTAATCGTTCTGAAGAACTGAACTTGCTGCTGACGCAACTCAATTCTTTCTCTTTCAGTCAATTCATCGAGACCAACAAAGTCTAAGTAGAAACTGTCATCAATCTTATCGATGATGTTTCTATTTAGAGCATCTGCATAGAAACGTAAGAGTGGTCTAAGACCTCTGTCTTTAGAGGCTTTGATCTTCCACTCATTGTTTGTTTCAACCATGGGCTGCTGCATACCACCAGCGGTCAAGCTGAACCCAATCTCCTCTGGGGATATCAAGAACACAGCACATGTAATCTTAATCAAGTAATCCAACCATCTGGAGTATTCCATATCAAGATTGGTACCTTGCATATTAAGATACTGAATCTCCTCACTCTGCATGATTGGAGTTCGCCAAGCATTCTGAGCGCCAGTAACATTAGATATCCACTGGCGTTTGAAGGCTTCCAACTGCTCTGGAGCGATATTGTCACCACGAATATTAAGAATACCCTTAGGGGCAGCACCTTGTTTGAAGAAGTTTCTGTTATACTCTTCTGCCCACAGGTGGGATGTAATCACGTTTACTAATTGCTCAAGTTCTGCATGCCCATATCCATTCACTCGAACATCTGTTCTTGGGTTTGCAATACAAAACGCCAATTCGTCTTGCGTGTACGCTCTAATTATAGATCCTTGGTAAACTTGAACAAAAGCTGCCTGAGTTCCTTTAGCAGGATCTACAGTTGGGTAGCTCAGATCTAACCCACCATACCTATTCATGAAGGGCTTTAGTTCTTTGTTCTCTTTGTATTTATCTCTGTTCTCATTTGCTTTTGGATCTGCTGCCAATCGAATTGTAGAGGCATCCACAGCAACAAACTCGTAAGGCATACCCCTACGGTCAGGTACAATCTCCATACAAAGCTGATCGTAAGTCATTCGATCTCGTATTACTTTCCTAGTAAATTGATCGAAGTTGTCACGAGGCTTGTTGTTAAACTTGTTTGGAGAAGCCTTCCCACAGTTAGAAACAAAAGACTCAAGCTCAAGAATGAACCGCTTCTCGCTCTTCGTTAAGCGATGCTCTCTATCCTTGTGCTTAATCTCAAAACCAATGTTTCGAGTTCTCCTGTATGGAGATGTAAACGTAGCAACCTGGTTTACCCTAGTATTAATAATAGCAGCCAAAATACCCAGTTGCATCGACATCTGCTTAAGAATGTCATAGCTAAGGTTACTTCTTCTGTCCTTATACCCCATTGAGTAAACAAGACTCATAGGGTCAAACAACATAGACTTCGGCGCTCTTTGAGCATTTACAGGAGATATCTGCCGCCATGCCTTGTTCATTTCCATGGCACGTTGCTCAATAATAGGGGAGAATACTTTTCCTAAAGCTTTATCTAAAAGGCCCATTTATTATCTACTCCCATTTAAATCAATAAAATTCTCTGATTGAAATCTAGACTTTTTAAATACTCTAGATACTAGATTTTCTGAATTAATATATAAACTTTTATTTACGGCACTACTTTTAGCTTTAACTGCAGTGGTTTGTAAAGAAGAAGAGGGTTTTGGTTTAGCCATAGTGCCGAAACCCTTTGCTCCTGTGTTCTGTGCGACTCTTGTAGGCTTTGAAGCACTTTCTTTCCTGATCGCAAAACTTGCCGCCTCTCGTAAACGAGCCATGGCATTTGGTTTTTTAATAGATGGCTTTTTAGTCGATGCCTTGGCAGCAGAGGACGGCGAAGGTAATTTTGGAGCCTTATACCCAGTAGACCCGCCTAACTTACTCTCCATTGCTTTAAATCGTTTGTAAGACGCAGCAGCGTAACTCGCACCAGTTTTGCGAATGTGCCCTGTCTTGCTGGTAGAATCCACGTCCCAACTAGATGGATTTAATTGCCCCGTCTTAGCGAGCCACTTTTTAGTATACTTACGCTCACCCCGAGCACCCATGTAATAGCGCATCGCAGACAATTTATAAGCCAGTTCGTGATTGTCTCTAGCTTCTGGATAATCTCTTTTTACCTTATCAAGTTGATCTTTAATAAAATAAGTAGCTACGTGAATGTTTGCTTCTGGATCCAGATTAGATTGTAATGAACCACCGTCCCAATTAACTTTGACGCCACGCCTACGCATTTTAGCAGTCACACCTTTAAACGTACTTGGTATGACCTGCATTAAGCCTAAACCTTGCTTATTAGGTCGTCCTTGTGCAGCTTTCTTTCGCCACTTAGACAAACCTGCATCTTTATTGCCACCGCTTTCAGTTTGCATGATGGAGTAAATATGTGCTCTTGGCACACCGTACATCTTACTGTACTTACTCACAATGGGGTCCCATTGGCGCAAATTTGCTGGCAAACTACCTAAATTAGGAGTAGAAGAGAAAGTCTTAGGTTGCACAGGAGCGGCTGTACTCAATTTAGGAGCCTTTGGAGCGTCAAACTTCATATTTTTGACGCTTTGTTGCCTAACTTTTCCAAGATTAGACGAAATCATATTGTTAAAATACTTACCGTAATTCTTACCAAAATGAATGTCGTTAGGCTTAGATCGTATGTTTTGAGACCCTGCAGCGACATCGTGGTATTCAATACCAGCATTATTAAACGATCTTTGTTGTATTGGAGCTAATTTAAGTCTGTTCGGAGTTAATTTGGCATTGCCCCCAATGGGATGTCCAAATACTTTTACTTTAACTCCTCTATCTCTTTGCTCAACAAGTTTTCGTATAAGTGGGTCAATTCTGACTGAATGTTTATTCAGTCTATCTTGTCTTGCCTCTGGACCGCCAATAGAACCGATGATTATTTGGTCATTTGGATTGAATGAATACTCAGAGAGCCTGTTAACCATATCACTATAGCGACCATTATTTTTAATCTTAATAATTACATCTTTGGGGTCGTACCCAAGATTTTTATAATAGTTTCTAAAATAACTTTTCATCCCACCTGTATGAGAGTCGCCAAAAATATAAACTTTTCCCTTTGACCCAACAGCTTTGTGCAATGAATCATCGAGAAACAATCTATTTTGAGGCTCATCTATATACAGATTCACTTCTTACCGTCCCGTATATGGTCAAGCAAGTCATCTTGCATCCACCAAGGCACTTTGTCCAAAGCATCTTTCAATGACATTTGCTTGTTTAAAACTCTTCTAGCAAAGGGCTTCACAAAAGAGGCGCTCTTTTCAATGTTAGACTTTTTCAGCTTGATAGTCTTCCATTTTTCTTTCTTTTTACCAACCTTTCGGTAAAGATCATCAACGTCTTTAGGTGTTCGCTTAGAAGCTTTAGCTCTACTACTTAAAGCTTGAGTGGCTTTTTCCTGTCTAGTTTTTCGCTTCTTTACAGAACTAGGTTTACTAGGCGCTTTTGAAGATTTTTTCTTTTTTTCAGGGTCGTCGTCAAGATAAAGAAACGGCCTACGTCTACGTGGTCGTTTAGGCTCTCTACTCTTTGGCTCTTTTTTAGGATCTGTTTTTGCCTCTTCAAGTGGTCCAGGCAACCTATCTTTCATGGCAGCAACCGACAAGCCTGCGGCACCTGCTGCAGCCAAAGGCCCTACAGATACATCTGGACGCTCTTCAAAGATCGGCCTAGATTTAGGCTCTTTCTTAGGTGCTGGCGCTGGTGCTTTTTTAGGCTCTTTCTTAGGTGCTGGCGCTGGTGCTTTTTTAGGCTCAGGCTTAGGCGCTGGTGCTTTTTTAGGCTCAGGCTTAGGCGCTGGCTCTTTCTTAGGTTCAGGCTTAGGCACCTTTTTAGGAGGCTGCTTTTCTCTAGGCTGTCTCAAAGGATCTTTACCGGGCTTCTTCCTACGCATAGGAGCCTTTCCAGGCTTTGGCTGTCTTCCCGGTGCAGGATCTTTCTTAGGAGTCTTTGGAGCCTTTTTTGGTTCTGCAGACCTCATCGCGTTTCTAACTAGACGTTGTACTTTTTTACCACCCTCTTTTGAGAGATTTTCCACGGCTTTAGGATTACGAGCCAATAAAGCCGCTGCTTGTTTACCACCCTCTCTTCGAGCAGCTATCGCCCCCACTCGAACTAAAAAAGGTGCTGCGGCTGCAACACCACCTGCCGTTGTAGTAGGTTCTGGAAAAGCTATGGGTATTACAGATGCAACAGCTACAAGAGCCTCTGTTGGGTTCTCTTTTGCAGCTTCCCATGCATCACCGAAGAAATTAGACCCAAGCTTATTCACTGCTTGCTTATAGATTCTGTCGTCGCCAGGGGCACCAACTACCTTGCCTTGGTTCTCTCTAGCTAGTTGCCACATCTCTGAATCAGATCTTTTTTGTCGAGCCTTACTTAAGTCACTTGTGCCAAACAAAGTTAAAGACTTAGATACAGCTTCTTGTGGATCGTTATAATGGATGTTTTTTGGCTTTTCGCCTTCAGCCTCTTCATGATCTATAAAATGTAAAGTCTGAGGAACTTTGGGTACTTTAGGTGTAGGACCAGACATGTCAGGCTTTGGAGTGCCAGGTACATAGAACTGCTTTCGCTCTGCAGTCTTTCTTGGCACATCCTCAGGTCGAACAGGCAGGTTACCAATACGAGCAACAGCCTTTTCACCACCGGATGCAGGACAAATGTATTCCGTTGGGTCCAACTCACCCTTCTTATTAACCCGATGGCTACGCAGAGCTACGGTCTTAATACACTTCTTAGGCTTCTTCATTGAAGGAACTTCTGGAATACCTTTTGCCATTTTACACACTCACGTACAGTCCGAGGCCCTTTTCGACCTTTTCATCTTCTTCTTTCTCATCAAAGTCTGGTGTTTCGCCTGAGCTAACACCGAATCTATGCTTACCAAAAGAGTTTTTGTGTGCTCGAACCTTTCGGTCTTCACTCAAAGAGTCTCCTTTGATTAAAGCATTTAGTAAGTACAACATTTCATCATTCCCTGCGAAAAGTGATTTCAAGAACCTATCTTCATCACCAATAATTGTCTTTATTTGCCTATTTTTTAGATCATAACCAGAGTCTTTTAAGTTTTTGGCTTGAAGGTTTTGCTTCAGGGACTGAAGATACCTCTTTCTAAGCTCTCTAGCATACATATTTATTTGATGGTCATGGCCAGGATAATTGTCTTTTAGATCAGACACCTTTGTTTCCAGAACATCCAAGAACCTATTGACACTATTTTCCCACGTAGTTGCCAACTCTTCTTTTGTTGGCTTCTCTCGTCTGGTCGTCGATCCTTTAGTTGCAAGCCACTCATCCTCAATATCCTCTACTTCAATTGGTCTAGAACTAGTACCTCTTCCAACCTCATACTCTCCGTGACCAAACTCACCCTCTTCCTCCAAACCTACGTTACTTACTGCATTATCTAAGTCTACACGCCTCTGCTCAAAACTACTTCTTATTCCAGATAGCTCTTCAATTTTTTCTTCAATGGCATTGCCGTAGTCAGTCAAAGCATTTACAAACTCTTTTTTACTTTTTATAGATTCTGGCGCTTGTGCTTTCAAAGCATTGATAGCAGCCACCAATTCTCTTTTAGATTTATCTGCCCAATCTATTCGTTGCTGCTCAACAATTTTAGACTCTTGTTCTTTTGAAAGGGGTACTCGCGACAAGTCACTTGCTTTTTTGCCTTTAGGGAATTCAAAACTATTTAAATAATCTTCATGCTTATCTTTAAATCCACTAACAACGATACTTTTGCCGTCACCAGCTAATTCATAGTCAAATATATTCTCTCCAGCATTACTTGTTACAAAAGCGTGTCCAGCACTACCCGGCGCATATACCTCAAGAGCCTCAGATTTTTTATTTGTATCAGGTATTTCAAACCTAGTTCGTTTTTTAGAAAACTCTCCATCACCTCGTAACTTACTTAACAGTTTAAGTAAGCCTTCAGCGCCAGCGAGTTCCTTTTTAAAACCTTTTTCTTCAGCAGGTTTTATGTCTTCTTTTTGAAGTTCATCTTTTAAAGCTTCAATCTTAGTACCTAAGTACTCGTCGTATCCGTCATTCACTTTAGATACAACAACATGCTCATTACCCGCACCGTCTTTAACCACCTCGTGGTTAAATAGATCTTCATTAAGATTTTCGGTGATTAGCTTATAGGTTTTCTTATCTTTTCCCTTTTTGGAATACATACCTAAACCTAAAACTGTATCGTTTGTACCTGGTATTTCTACTTCTTTTGTCTCAGTCTCTTTTAACTTCGTTACGAATTTATCGAGTTTCCCTTTATCTGATCTGCTTATATCAGGATTACTTTTGACATTAACTTTACCTTCAGAAATATGCTCTGGAGCAACCGATGGTGGCGAATAAGGCTTTTTTAACCTACTCAAAGACGTATTTATGGTATAAATTGCTCTATGCTCTTCATTCTTTGGACTGAACCCTAAAGATTCCAATACGCCTTTAGCCTCTTTACGTTCAGCTTTAAATTTCTCTCTCGCTTGTCGTTGCTCTCTCTCACCAAATACAGTCTCACCAGTGCCTTCTACAGGATCTTTGGCAAAGTATTCCTCATAAGCTTTTTGAGCCAAACCAGATTCATAATTTAGTCCTTGATCATCATAATCATCTTCTCTTTGCATTAAGTACTCTAAAGCTTGGTCTTTTCCTTTTTGACCACCTACTTTATTAAAGTACTCATCTGCTTTTTCCCTTAAGTCTTTTTCTATACCTTCATGGGAGTATCTGGGGTGTTTGAGTGATACATTGTCAGCGTATCTCTCTAAACTCTCAGCTATATCTTGATCTGACTGATCTTTTGCTGCATCCCTTAAAAACTTTATGGCCTCTGACTTAGATTCATTTTCATCTTGCTGATAAATCTGATCAGCTCGATTCAAATAATCTTTACGAATAGATGCTTTTTGTTCTTTAGAGAGGTCTAAATCATCGTAGATACCGACCTCTTTTGTTGCTTTAGGTCGTTTACCAGCCATAGATTCCATCAGAGCATCAAGCTTGGCTGATAACTCTTGGTCCTCAGCTTCAAAAGCCTCTTCAGATTTATCCCCCAGGTAATTTAACATCTCTTTTTTAGATACATTCACGTCTTGCATCTTATCAAGCTGCTCTTTAACGCCTTCCAGAGTCATTTTCTTTTTAGGAGTTTCGCCCTTGGGCTTCTTTTCAGACGTGTCAGGTTTTCTCTCAAAAGATTTTGATCTGGCCTCATCTAATTTTTTCTGTTCAGCAGCACCAGAAGCCTTTTTATCAACCTCAGACGTAACTTTTTCGTAAGCCTCTTCTGGGTTCTTTACCCCAACAGACCTTAAAGCTTCTAAAGCCTCATCCTTTATGTCATCACCAAATTCTCTATAACCTCGACCAACTCTACCAATAGCCTCAAAATCTGGCGTATCTTTCGGTATGTCTAACCTTTTTTCGCTTGGCTTTGTCTTGGATACAACAGGCTTATCTAAATCTATTCCTGCGGATTTAACTGCCTCTTCCGGTATGTGCTCCTTCCAATCGTCCTGTAGACCATGGACAAGTAAAGTCGTGTTATCGCCCTCACCAATCTCTTTAATCTTGAATATCTTTTTAGCC